AGATTGCGGGTTAAACTTTTGAACTTGACCAGATTGATTTGAATCAAAAGTCTTTTTACTCCAATATTCTTGAATAAGCTTTCTAAGATATGCTTCAGCCTTTGGTGGTGCCATATTACCAACATCAACATTAAAAACTAAACGTTCCGGTGCACGAACTAGTCTATATATTACTATAGCATCTTCTACTAACGAAAGTTGCCTATATGCTCTTCTAGCATTTTCAATAAAAGGTAATCTAAAAGTTTTATCTTGATTCCAAATACCAGAGTTTATATATGATATTTGATTTTCATCCATTGGAATGAAATCAAACTTTTCAATTTTTTCCGGTTTATTAGGGTCAAATATAGGTTTACGTAAAATATAACCTTTGATGATCATATTTTGTATATTATCATATATAGGATCAATTAAATCACTTGGTAAAATAACCGCTCCAAGTATACCATCATCAGTATAACCTTTATGTATAATATGTTCAAAATAAAGCTCACCTTCAATTAATATTTGTCTAAAATACTCAAAACCTTTCTTTTCTAAATCAAAATAATCAATATATTTTTCAAATTCATCTTTTATTTCTTGCTGCTTCGTTTGATCTAATTCAGTATTTCTAAATTTAAGATTAATTATATTACCATTTTCATCTTTATTAATACATTCATCGCAAATTTCATCTAATGCATCACTGATCTCAGAAAAAGCTGCCATTATACGATAGTCTCTTAACCTACCACCTTTATTTTCTTCTACATTAGCATAAACTAAAGAGTTATAATTACCATCGATAGCGATTTGACCACTACCAGTATTATTAAAATCGTTATTGTAAAAAATGGAGTTTTTAGCCAAAGCTTCAACTCTTCTCATACCCGTCTCTTCAAACGTATTATATTTCGGATTTAGATCTCCAAGTACTTTATTGAAATCTACAGATTGATATGGTAATTTATTTACTAAATTCTTTAAAAAACCAGATTGTCCTGAGCTATTTTGTTGGTCGGCCATTATTATTATTTAATACTTATTCTACTATAATAAACGTACTACTTAAACCTCTCCCACATAAAGTACTCATATATGATAAATCTGAAAAATCATAACCTGCTTTATTTAGAGGTATAAATCTCAATTTACCTGATGTAATAGATGGACTGTTAAAAATTATTGTATTATCATTTAGAACTGTAAATGGTATTGATTGACCTGAAACAGGTTCTTGTCTACTAAAACCAGATACGGAAGTTAAATTTGTATAAACTGTATCATTATTAGTACTAAATAAAACCGTTTCAGTATGTGTAAAACCATAACCATTTAAAATAATATTACCAGATGTATTTGGTGAGATGGTTAAATCATCTTGAAGTAATACACCATTATAAAATATATCTGTAATAAATGGTGAACCAGATAATTCAAAGGTTTTAATTCTATCATCTAAACCTGTCGATACTGGGTATGTATAGGTATTACCTGATAAAGACTCAAAATTATCATAATATTCTAATTCTGTTTCTGTGTGAAAGTTTTGATCAATAAAAAATATGTTACCAGATGGATCATCTGTATCTTTAAATAACCAACCTTTAATTGTAAATGTTGTATCAGCGGTAACTCTTGCTTTCTGACTTGCATTTAACTCAGTAGGGTATTTCATACCAATATTACCATCCCATAAAACTTCACTTCTTATTTCTTGATCTACGCTTAAATTAAATGCCTCTGGTACTTTCCATGAAATAATTACATATGGATTGCAGAAAGGTACAAAATTACTTAAAATTTGATCCATATCAGTTTGATATCTAGTTAATACAGAAACTGATAACGATACATTGACCGGTACAGGTGACTTAATATGCCGAGATACCTTTTCTTCACCTACATTACCTTGATAATAAAATCCATCTAATTTATTAAAAACTCTATTTTGATCTCTAGATATATTTGTAACATTAACCGATACAACTGGTAATGTAAGGGTTTTATTTTCATTTATGATATCATAAAGAACTCTTTGTTTAGGAGCATATACATACCTAACATTTATTTTATCTTTTTCTTTCCTTTCTTTATTAAATCTACCAATGACGATATCATCGAACGCAGCAACAAACTGCGTAAGCATATCTTTAATTTCGAAATAAA